ATTGCCTTCAAGACCCGCTACGGTGTTGTTGCTAACCCATACGTTCTAAACAACGCCAACGTTCCAGACGGTGAATCACTCACGCAAGGCTTGAACCAATACTACCGTTTGACTAACGTCAGAAACCTCCACGGCAACACCATCTAATAGGTAACCGTGTGTAAAACACCGGAAAACCTCCCGAGAAATCGGGAGGTTTTTCTTTTTCCATAAATATTTTTATGACCTCCCTGAATTGCCAAGATAATTTAAATCCTCTTTACAACAATTATTATAAACTTGAAATTATAAGAGGAACTAAAAAATTAGAGTTGATGGTTCAAAAAGCCAATCTTCCGGGACTCACTATTCCAGATCAAGCGCAACCAACAATTTTTGGTACGACAATTCCTGTTCCGTCTATGACCGTGCAATATGAACCTCTGTCTGTTGAATTTATTGTGGATGAAAATTTAACAAACTGGAAAAGCATATATTCGTGGATGAGAAATTTAACTAATATTGAAAATTCAAATGATTATAATTTAAATTATAATCAATGGCACTATGATGCCACTTTATCAATAATGAGCAGTGAATTTAAATATGGTGGTTGTAATAATCCAGTTTTAACAGTTGGTTTTACAAATTTAATACCAGTAAGACTAACGGGTTTAATTTTTCAATCTGATTCGCCAGATACCAATATTTTAAAGGCATCTTGCACCTTTAAATATTCATTTTACACATTGTTGCCAGACGCTCCGGAAAACCTTTACGGAAACCCTTCAAATTAATTTATATAATCTTCTGGGTTGTCTGACCAGCCCTCTGCGCTATTGGGGTTGGCCTCGGGGTTATAAGGCAGTTTATTGCCCTCTGGTTTGACTTTACGGCGCTTCTTGGGCTTTGGTTGGGGTTCAGGTGGTTCTGGCGTAGAATCGCTTATATCCGATTCTGCCTCTTCGTCGTCGTCTTCTATTAAAATTTCAGCCCCTTCAAAACTGTCGATAAGATCATTTACAAATAATATGAAATCTTCATTATTAAACAAGTCATTTAAAAGGTGTAATCCTTGTTGTGTATTTTCAGAAGTTTCATTGTTTGATGCCACTATTGATTTTGGATCTGTTTGCATTGTCATGAAGTAAACTTCATACATTTTTTCAAGTTCCAATGAAGGTTCTCCGATAAAAACAACACAATTTTTATTTACAACCGCTTCATAGTTTCTTAAATTTGCAAAATAATTTGTTAATTTAACATATTCAACTATTTCAGAGTTTTCTGATCTAGCTGTATAGTTTTCCATTTTTGCTGGAAGTTTAATGTTAATTTTTTCTGGCGTGGGTTCGCTTACAAGGCCAACTAATTCTTCGCCTGTGATTAGCTTAACAACTCTTAATACGCCCGAGAAAGGGTTCTCAGGAAGTGAATCGGACATATGAATGTCCTCCCTTCCATAATATTTATCTTATTGGGTTTCTGTAAAACCCATTGAATGCACTTTGTAATCAAACTTTTCTTTTTTATATATTTTTACACGTTCTTCAAAATGTCGGTATACGTGATTTTTATGAGACTTCCAACAAAGATCATCAACGATATCAAACACTTTTAACGATTTCTTTTTTTCTGATACTCTCAATCCGCGACCAATACTTTGTAGTAAACGAATTACGGATTTTGTAGGAGAGGCGAATACAATATTATCAAGGTTAACGATATTAATACCAGCACTAGTTGTACCGTAACTCGCCACCAAAATGGCATCTTTCTCAGTGTCAATAATTCTTCGAATGTATTCTCTGGCTTGCGCTTCTGTTTTTCCTGAGATAAAATAGACCTTACGTGCTCCCGCTTTTTCTTTGCAAAGTTCGTAGAGAGGCTTCCCTTGCGCTTCAACATAATTGAAGAGTACAAGCGTATTGCCCTTTGTTCTGGAGACCAGTTGCCAGATGAACTCATTTCTCTTATCATTACTTATGATCCATTTTATCTCATCGGCATATTTTTGTTTTTTAAGTGATTGTTTTTCTTCGTCTGTGTATTTCAATAGAATACAATCAATTCCGAGTTGAGCAAGCAATCCCTTATTCATTAAATTTTTTGTCTGTATGAATTGAACTGCTGGGCCGAGAATTCCTTCGATGCTCAATCTGTGCGCTTGTGTCTGTTGTAACGTTCCTGTGGTTCCACAACGAAACCAAGCCTTGGTGAGTTTTTGACCAATAAAGTTTATTGATTCTGCTTTTGCTTGATGACACTCATCAAAAAATATAGCATCAAACTTGTCAAACCATTCTTTTGGTAATTTGTATATTGATTGCCAAGTAGAGACTACTATCTGTTTATTTGTTTCTTTTTCTTCGCCAGCAGATATCTTGTGAATGTACTTTTTGCAAGACCAAGTCTTGTCTTGGCTTGAGTAATCAAAAAAATCGGCCTCCATCTGATTGACGAGGCCAACGGTTGGAACCAAAATCAATATTTTGCGGTCGGTATTTAATACCTTTTGTAGATATCGAACCAAGACGTATATAATAAGACTTTTTCCAGATCCAGTCGGAGATATCAACACAGAACGATGATTGTTCAATCCATGCATAATAGCTTGCACCTGATGTACATGCATTTGCACTGGTTTTTTGCGAACGGAAACCTTCAGTGATTCGTAAAAAGCCTGAAGTTGCCCCTCTGTTACGCATAAAGGATTTTTACTCTCCTTTATATTTAAGGTGTATTTGCGATCTGTGCAAAATTTTTGTAAATAGGATTTTAAACCTCTCGGAAGAGTAGATGAAAGAATATCATACAGCCGAATTTTTCCATCCCATATGCGACGTTTAAACATCGGCATAAACTGGGCACCGGGAACCATGAATGAGAAATAATCTCTCAATTCTTGTTTAGTTCCTTTTTCTGCTTTTACATAATATCTTACTTCATCAATAGATTCAACAACTATATCCACATAATATTTAGATGATTCCGTTCATCATTTTTTGCCAATCGATGGCGGACTTTATCATAAAATTTCTGTTGTTAAGTCCTTTTAAAAATTCTTCAACCATTCTAAGTTTAATTTCACTCACAGCAACTTTAGATTTAAGTTCAATAACTTTAGGATCTGCTTCTACAAATTGTTCTACATCACTTTTTAATAGTGTAAAATTACAAGGCTCTTCATCCCAAAGTTTTAATTCTTCTTGAGATGCTTTTCCTGTATAAATTTTCCACTTACGCAATTTTAATATTGCAAGGTCGTTATTTTGTTTTGTCAAAAGTAATTTGACATCTGATAAAATTGTAAGATACTTCGAGTGTATTTGAGGTATCTTAAGAGACTCTATTCCTAACTCTGTAGAGTCTATTTGAGAGTCTTTAGTAATAAGTTCTTTAAGGTTCTCTAGATTCATCTTTTAAGATGTAATATAAAGTAACTCTAGAGTAAAGTCAAATAAATATATTTGACAATTATATAAAAGACTTTATAATAACTTTGAGGACTATTGATGCGCATCGATCTTCGTGAAATACCTGTGGTTTGGATAAATTTAGATTCGGCAACAAAAAATGCAGAATTGATGGAATCTAGATTTAAAAAATTTGGATTTAAAAATACATATAGAAAACCTGGTGTAGTTATTCCACCCCCACCAGGGACAGATAAATCTATAGCACATTTTAGGGGGTGTGGAACTTCTCATATTCAAATTTTACAAGATAAAACTTATTCTACTCCTTTATTAATTTTAGAAGATGATGTAGAGTTTATTGAAAATTTTAATCCAGTAATCGACATACCAGATGACTCTGATGGAGTTTATTTGGGCATTTCACATGGTAACGTATATTACGGGTCATGTCAACACAATGAAAATTATTTAAGAATTGCTGGTATACTTGCTGCGCATGCCATTTTGTATGTTACGGAAACATACAGGAAGGCAATGTCTGATATTGGAGAATATTGCCTTTATACGTTGAATAAACCTTGGGATTTGGGAACAGCAGGTATACAAAAAGATTTTAAAGTTTACACTCCAAACAATCCGTTGATATATCAATCTGATGACAGACAAAGTTCAAATAAGTGGCAAGGTCTAACTGATAGACCACTTCAAAATAGAAATACGGTATTTGCATGATTACATTTAACATGTTAGGTAGATATGGGAGAATGGGAAACCAGATGTTCCAATATGCTACATTGTATTCAATAGCAAAAACTAGAGGATATGAGTATGGAGTTCCATATCAAGTTAAATCAGAAAACCCTTACTCGAATTTTTGTTTAAATGAATGTTTTTTAAATCTATCAGCAAAAGATAGTTCAAATACATTTGTATACAAAAGAGCACAAGAAAGACAATTTACATATAATGCTGGAATTTTTGGAATAGAAGATAATACGGATATAGTTGGTTACTTCCAGAGCGAAAAATATTTTAAAAATTACAGGCAAGATATATTAAAAGAGTTTAAATTTTCAGATAAAATACAAGATAAAGCGCAAGACATAAGATCGATAACAAAAGATCCCGTGATATCCGTACACCTTAGACTTGGAGATTATAAAAAATTAGTAGGCAAACATCCAATATGCGACATTGAATATTACAAAAATGCTTTAAAAAAAGTTCCTGAAGAACTTTTAATCGTGGCATTCAGCGATGAACCCAATGTTGCAAGGGAATTATTTGATGCATTAAATAGAAAATACTTCCTCACGGAAACAAATGATCAATACGTAGATATGTGCCTAATGACTTTATGCAATTATCATATAATTGCAAATAGCAGTTTCAGTTGGTGGGGGGCGTGGCTAGGAGAAAGCAAAAAAGTAGTAGCTCCTGCTAAATGGTTTGGTGATTCTCCTGAAATGCCAAAAAATTGGTCTGACATATACTGCGATGGGTGGAATATATGCGAGTAATTGAACTTTCTGCATTTGGAAGCCCATTTGCACACGATGTAACTTCGTGTATGGGGATACCGCCTACTAATTTTAGTTGGGTTTTCGATAGACCTTGTTCCAGCAATATAGAGGTTTATCTTGATTACAATATTCTGGGTGGAATAAAAAGCCGCTGTCCAAATAAATTTTTATGGCTTTGCGAATCCCGTGGAATAACTCCAGATCAATTAGAATTTGTAAAAACAAATTATAATGAATTAAAAAAAATATATAAAAAAATATTTACTCACGTCACAGATGTAGTTGCTTTAGATGAATGTTTTGAATATTGCCCCCCAGCAGCAAACATGACGTGGATAAAAAACCGCGGTATTCATAGTAAGACAAAATTAATTTCTATGGTATCTTCCGGTAAAAGTTTTTGCAAAGGTCATGAATTTAGAAACAAAATGATGAAAAAATTTAAACAATCAAATTATAATATTGATTACTACGGTAGATCATTTAATCCTTTTAAAGTAAAAGAAGACGTATTAAATGATTATTATTTTTCAATAACAATTGAAAATGAAAAGTACTCTAATTACTATACTGAAAAATTGATGGATTGTTTTGCAACAGGAACAATACCGATATATCACGGAACACCAGATCTTCCAAAAATGTTTAATCCAGATGGTGTATTGATATTAGAAGAAAACTTTGATTTTAATTTGTTGACTCCAGAACTTTATTATGAAAAATTGAATGCAATAAAAGAAAATTATGATTTGTGCATGAAGCACGTGTCTGCAGACGATTTTATCTACGAAAAGATTACAAAATTACTATGAAAAATTGTTTGATATATCAACCTTGCGGTCTTGGAGATATTATTTGGCTACAACCAATGGTTGATAAATTGATCTCAGATGGATATACGATTTATTATCCGGTAATCGATCTCTATTACGATATGCTAAAGGAGCAGATGCCAAAAGATAATCTTATTTGGCTAAAGGAAAGTGAAAATTTTCCGATGAAATCGTTCTATGGGACTCATGTCACAAGGAATGACGAAAACAATCTATATCTACCAATATCTTTTGCAAACTATTACTTACAAAAATGTTCTGTTATGATAAGTAAGTATTATTACATGAATATGCCGATAACAAATTGGCACAAAAATGTAAACATAAAAAGAAATATTGAAAAAGAAAATCGATTGATCAAAGCATATGAAATTGATGTGTCAACTCCATTTGCATTGATCAATATGGTATACGGAACACCACCCAATCACGTCGCACGTGCAATGTCACTCAACTCGGATGTAAATCAACTTATTCACATGTCATTCGAAAAAGACAGAGAACATGGATTTACTCTCTTTGATTGGATTGGCGTAATAGAACTCGCAACAGAGATACACACAGTTGAAACATCGCTGTGCTATCTGGTTGACATGTTCGCCAAGACTGATAAAATTTTTATGTATGAAAAGCGTCGTGAAAGCGAGCAGCATACATATTATGGTCTCGTTAACCTAGTTTATAGAAATCCAAATTGGAGTTATTTAAATTAATATGAAAATTGAAGTTTCTAACGGCGAAATAGCCGACAAATACACTATTTTAAAATTAAAATTAAAACACTGCACTCCAATGAGTTCTCAGTATTTTAACATTCAAGAAGAGTATACGATTCTTTTTGAAGCAGTCGATCAATTGAAGCTAAATCAGTCTCTTGTAGAAGAACTATATGTGATCAATAAAGAGCTTTGGGAAATTGAAGATAAAATTCGAGTTCTGGAACAACAACAAGATTTTGGTCAAGAATTTGTAAAATTGGCTAGAGCAGTATACATTACAAATGATAAAAGATTTTTAGCCAAGAAAAAAATAAACACAGACTCGAATAGCAAGCTTCACGAAGAAAAAATTTTACCAAAATATGATTAATTTAAATAATGTTACGGTTGTGACAATTGATGGAGTTGGTAAAAACTCAGATGCTTTAAAAGCATTAAAGTATACGTGTAAAAAAATTAATTTTGGAGATGTTTTATATTTTTCTCCAAAAAACTGGTCTAAAGATAAATTTTATAAATTTATAGAGATACCAAATCTATCATATGATGAATATAACAAATTTTGTTTGGTCGATCTAGTAAAATATGTAAAAAGCGATTATGTATTAATAATTCAAGATGATGGATTTGTACATAATCCAGAACTTTGGAGCAATGATTATTTAAAATATGATTATATAGGAGCTCCGTGGCCAAAACAGCATTTGTTTTTTAATACCAAAAGATGGCCTTTGATTCATGAAAAACTCTGTGAAAGTAACTTAGAGCATCATGTGGGTAACGGTGGATTTACATTAAGAAGCAAAAAATTACTTGAAGAGGTTGCTAAATTGTATTTACCAGAACACAAGGATATTCCAGAAGATGTTTTGATATGCATCGGATTTAGGAAAAAGCTACAGGAATTAAATTTAAAATTTGCTCCGTACAATGTAGCTAAAAACTTTTCTTGTGAATCTATTTGCGTAGAAAATGAAATCAATCATCCAAACCAAACCTTTGGATTTCATGGTAGAGAAACGCATTTGAGTATTGTTAGCTTGCTAAATACTGTAGAATTATAAAGGTGAATTATGAATATTTTGATAACTGGTGTTGCTGGATTGTTGGGTTCCAGATTAGCCGACTGGATACTCAAAACATCCGACGCAAAAATAATTGGAATAGACGATCTTAGCGGTGGATACTCCGAAAATGTGGATTCTAGAGTAGATTTGTATAAAATAAATCTAGCTTCTTCTGATGAATTAGAAAATATATTTAAAAAATATAAACCAAGTTATGTTTTTCATTTTGCAGCATATGCTGCAGAAGGATTGAGTCCTTTTATAAGACAATTTAATTATGAAAATAATTTAATTGCGACAACAAGATTAATAAATCAATCAATAAAACATGAAGTAAATAGAATAATATTTACTTCTACTATGGCAGTATATGGAGTAAACAAACCCCCATTCGTTGAATCATATCAACAAGCTCCGATTGATCCATACGGAATAGCAAAATATGCATGTGAGATGGATTTAAAAGTTGCAGGCGAACAGCACGGGCTGGACTGGTGTATATTCAGACCCCACAACGTTTATGGAGTAAAGCAAAATATATGGGACAAATATAGAAATGTTTTGGGGATATGGATGTATCAACATATGAATGGAATGCCCCTTTCGATTTACGGAGACGGCATGCAAACTCGGGCATTCAGCTATGTTGATGATTGTGTGCCTTATTTCTGGAAAGGCGCAACGGAGACACAAGCATCAAAACAAATTTTTAATATTGGTGGTGACGATCATTGCACTATAAATGAGGCATGCGATACATTAATTGAAGTAATGGGTGGTGGCAAAAAAGTCTATCTTGAAAAAAGACATGAAGTTAAGGATGCATGGGTATCGCATGATAAAATTAAAAGCTTAATGAATTTTAAAAACTCCACTGACCTAAAAACGGGATTGACCAAAATGTGGGAATGGGCGATGTCTCAACCAAAACGAGAGAGAAAACTTTGGTCTTCGTATGAACTTGATAAAGGTATTTACGATTTTTGGAAATTAAAGTAATGAAGGCACTATTGTTTAATCATCACCCAGATTATTTGTGGTATACAAAAACTCTTTTTGAATCTCTTGGAATAGAAACAGACGTGGCTACAGAAGAGTTGACATTTAGCCTTGGCGCTGATTACTGTTCAGTTTCAAAAAATTTTAAATTTCAATGTGGAAAAAATTGGTACGATCCAAAAATTCTTTTTCCAAATACACAATTTAGTTACAGTAACACACATGTAGGCTATGATTATTATTTTAGCATAAATCCAACGATAGCCGAAAATCTCCCATACGATGCAACCAAAAATATTTTTGGTGCGGTTGTCATATGGCATATCCTTCAGAGGAATGATTTTAAAAAATATAAAAAAATAAGTTCCGTGGATTACATCAAATCATATGGTGGAACGAGAATTACTTATTTTATTCCCCAAAGGGGTGAATTAAAAGAAAAAAAATATATAACCCAATTGATGGAATCATACAAGACAAGATATTTTGACGAGATGATGCATTTGAGGCAATCAAATCCAGTTATAATAGCTGGTCACCCCGATGCTCCCGATGGTATAGTAGACGATTGGAGCATATTATCGCGCACCAGACTTCTTGTACACCATAAAGAATATGGATCATGCTGCAATGCGGTTATGAAAGCACTTGACTGTGGTATCCCGATATATATGAGTAGAGAAAATAGATATAAACTCGGATTTGAAGATATACCAGAATTTTGTTTTATTTTCAGCGACGATCATAATATAACTCAAGCTTATGAAATAAGCAATTCTATAGACAATTCATTGATTCAATCTGAATTTAGAAAAGTAAAAAATCTAGAAAAGGCAAAAGAAGAGTTTAAAACCATATTAAATATAAAGGAATAGTATGACTACACTTAGTGAAGTATATAAAAATAGTTGTGAACTTGCAATGGCAGAGGGAATGGAACAACATGGATCTGACAAAGGCACCCATCACAGTTACATTGATGTATATGAAAATTTATTTTTAAAGTATAAAAATAAAAAAATAAATCTTTTGGAAATTGGAGTAAATCGGGGGTATAGTTTACATACATGGAAAAATTATTTTATAAATGCCGATAACTTAGTGGGTATAGAATATCAACCTCATATCGTTTACAAAAAAGATGGCGTAAAGCTAATTTATTCGGATATTAATGATGCAAACAATGTTAATTTACAATTGGGTGATATGAAATTTGATATTATAATAGACGATGGGAGTCACAGAATTGAAGATCAACTTTTTGCATTTGAACTTCTAAAAGATCGTCTAAATTCTGATGGAATATATGTCATAGAAGATATTCAAAATTTAGAATTAGATATTTTAAAGTTTGAAAAATATTATCCAACCGTTTACGATTTGAGAAAAAATAAAAATCGATGGGATGATGTATTGTTTGTTTGGGAGAAATAATATGAAAATATATGATTGTTTTACTTTTTATAATGAATTAGATCTTCTCGAAATCAGATTAAATGAATTAAACGATGTTGTTGATAAATTTGTATTAGTGGAAGCTGAAAAAACACATCAAAATAAAGATAAAGAACTTTATTTTGAAAATAATAAAATTAAATTTGCTCCATTTTTGCATAAAATAATTCATATTATTGTACCGAAAGAACTTTTTGTAGATAATGATGCATGGTATAATGAAAAATTGCAAAGAAATTGTATTTTAAAAGGTTTAAAAGAAGCTAATGATGATGATTTTTTAATAGTATCCGATTTAGATGAAATACCATCCAGTGAATCTATAAAACAAGCTATAAATTTTAATCAAACACCTTTATCCTTTGAGCATATTTTACACTATTATTACTTGAATACACCATTACTTGTAAATGATAGTGAAAAAAATTTAGGTAGTGTTTTATTAAAAAAATCTTTTTTTGAAAAAAATACAGAAATTGTTAGAGACAGGAAAAAACATAGTTTCAATATTGTAAAAAACGCTGGTTGGCATTTTTCATTTTTGGGAAATGAAAACATAGTTTACAATAAAATTCAAAATTATGCACACACTGAATTTTCTCACTTTGATTCCGATACAATTAAAAATCGTTTAAATAATATGGAAGACCCTTTAGGTCGTAGTAATTGTAGATTGATTTGCAATACAGATTTAGATTATCTTCCAACATACGTAAAAAACAATTTACAAAAATTTGAAAAATATATAAAGAGGTAAATATGAAAAAAGCTTTAGTGTTGGGTGCTGGTGGATTTATTGGTGGTCATTTAGTAACCCGTTTAAAAAATGAAGGTTATTGGGTTCGTGGAGTTGATATAAAAGAGCATGAATACAAAAAAACAGACGCAGATGAATTTTTTGTATTAGATCTTAGAAATGCAGATAATGTTACCAGATCCTTTACCGTAGACAGTATCACGGAAACATTTGATGAAGTATATCAACTTGCAGCTGATATGGGTGGGGCGGGGTATATCTTCACCGGTGAACATGATGCAGACGTGATGCACAATTCTGCTATTATAAATTTAAATGTTGCAAACCAAGCAATCAAATACAAAAAAATGCCAAAGATTTTTTATTCATCTTCGGCGTGTATGTACCCAGAATATAATCAATTAGATCCAGATAATCCAAAATGCTCTGAAGATTCTGCCTATCCTGCTGCACCAGATAGTGAGTATGGTTGGGAAAAACTGTTTAGCGAACGTTTATATCTTGCTTATAACAGAAACTACGGGCTTCCTGTTCGTATTGGCAGATTCCACAATATCTTTGGTCCATATGGATCTTGGAATAATGGAAAAGAAAAAGCACCCGCAGCAGTATGCCGTAAAGTAGCATTTTCTGAAAATGGAGAAATAGAAATTTGGGGTGATGGAAAACAAACAAGATCTTTTTTATATGTTGATGAATGTCTTGAATGTGTTCGTAGATTTATGGATAGTGATTTTAGTGGACCTATGAATATAGGATCCGAAGAAATGGTTACCATTAATGAACTTGCAGAAAAAGTTATGATTATTGCTACAAAAAAGTTAAATATAAAACACATTTCCGGTCCACAAGGAGTTCGTGGTAGGAATTCAGATAATACTTTAATGAAAGAAAAACTTGGATGGATTCCGAGTTTACCCGTATCATATGGTTTACAAAAAACATATGAATGGATTTCTAATTTATGAAAATAATTCAAATAGGGGCTAACAGGGGAAATGATGATTTAACAAACTTACTTAATAGCACACAACCAAGTAAGTTTGTTATAGTTGAACCTATGAACATCCACAATGAAAGTATAAATTCTTGTTACAATTGGATTGAAAATAAAATTATAGAAAACCTAGCAATTGTAAAGGATAATAAAGTTAATATTGATTTTTATTATCATGTTGATGATGGACCCGGTTACGAAGTATCTTCTATTGATTTAAATCACATATTAAAACACGGTTATCATGAAAGTGGAATTATAAAAATTACAGTACCTTGTATTAATATTAATAAATTATTAAAAAAACACAAAATAATTAATTTGGATATTTTGTTTATAGACGCAGAAGGATATGATGATGAAATTATACGATCTATAGATTTTAATATATACAAAATTGATAAAATATATTTTGAAAATCTTCATTTGAAAACTGATATAAATGATTATTTGAAAAGCAAAGGATATACTGTAAAAACAAATATCGGAACCAATGGGTGGATGAACTTAGCTGAATTTTTAATATAAATATTGTATGGAACACTTTTATAATGAAAATATTTTTGGAGAAAATTGGTTCGATTATTCGGAATTATATAAATCACAAGTAAATAAAGCAATAGACGGTAGCCATTTTGTAGAAGTTGGATCGTGGAAAGGTAGAAGTTCTGCTTTTATGGCTGTAGAAATAATAAATTCTGGTAAAAAAATTAAATTTGATTGTGTGGACACCTGGACTGGAACGGAGGATTTGAATGAAAAAGCATCCGTTCCAGAATATCAAAATGATCCAGCTATATTAAATAATTCATTATATGATGTTTTTTTAAAAAATAATGAAAAAGTTTTACATATAATAAATCCCATAAAAATGTCTTCAACCAAGGCTTCGTTATTGTATGAAAATGAATCTTTAGATTTTGTATTTATTGACGCATGCCATACTTACGATTGTGTTGATGCTGATATAAAAGCATGGCTTCCTAAAATTAAAATAGGTGGCATGCTGTGTGGTCATGATGCTGGATATAGGCCAATTGATTTAGCTGTAGCTCATAATCTGCCGGGAAATATAAAAAGTGGTTCATGTTGGTTATATAATAAAATTTAAATAACTTAAATTTGACTTTTATTCGTTGTGTAGTATATTATTGATTGTGAAAAAGCCAAAAAAAAAGAAAACCAAGCCATCAGATGATGATTATGTAGATAATCAAAAACTATATGATGCTCTTGTTGAATACAGTAAAAAAGTAAAAGAAAATGAAAACTCTGGAAGAAAAAAACCAAAGTTGCCAGATTACATTGGTGAATGCATTTTAAAAATAGCAAGCAGACTTTCTTATAGACCCAATTTTGCAAATTATCCGTATAGAGAAGAGATGGTATCCGACGCTGTTTTAAACTGCATAACTTACATTGATAATTTTGATCCTAAAAAATCAACCAGCCCATTTGGATATCTAACCCAAATAT